ATGAACAAAAACAAACTCTTTAACCGCGAGCTGAGCTGGCTTTCATTCAACCATAGAGTTTTGCAGGAGGCACAGGATAAAAATGTACCGCTATTGGAGAGAGTTAAATTTCTCGCGATATTCTCTTCCAATCTTGAGGAGTTTTTCAGAGTAAGAGTCGCTTCATTAAGAGCGCTACTTGATCTGAAAAAAAAATCACGTAAGGAGCTGGACTTTGATCCTGAAGAGCTGCTTAAGGAAATTCATAAAAAAGTAGACGAACTTCAGTTCCTGTTAGGTAAAATTTTTAGTGAAGATATCATACCCGCTTTAAATGCTCACAATATTTTTATTAAAAATGAAACAGAACTTAATGAAGATCAGAAAAAATTCGCAAATGAATTTTTTTACGAAAGAGTACAGCCATATATCAGCCCGATGGCGCTGGTCAAAAAGAAGATCCGTCCTTTCCTCTCGACAGGCGCTCTCTATCTTGCAGTCAGAATGACGTCAATTAATAGTAAGAGTAAGGATAAGACTAAATATCAAAGTGTAAAAAAAAGATTTGTTAATGCAATTGTCGGTATTCCGACAGATATACTTCCGAGATTTATTGTACTTCCATCCGACCCGAATGAAATAAATATTATTTTTCTTGATGACATTATCAGATTTTCTCTCGGTAAGATTTTTAAAGGATACAAGATTCAAGAAACCGTTTCCGTCAAACTAACACGAGATGCAGAGCTTTATATTGATAACGAATTTACCGGAAGTCTGCCTGATAAGATAAAAAAGAATTTAGGCAAAAGAGTAACCGGCGCACCAAGCAGGTTTTTGTATGATAAAAATGTATCAAAGGAATTTCTGAACTTTCTTAAAGAATCACTGTCACTAAAAAAAGAAGATCTTATCTCCGGAGCAAGGTATCATAATTTCAGTGACTTCTTCAATCTGCCTCACCATTATGTTAAAGAACTTGAATATGAAAAACTCAGACCGCTTACAATTAAAATAACGGACTCATTTAAAAATATATTTGATGCCGTAAGTAAAATAGATATTCTTCTGCATTATCCTTATCAGTCATTTGATCAGGTGATAAAATTTTTTGAGACCGCCTCCTCTGATGAAAATGTAAAAGAAATTAAAATTACTTTATACCGCGCTGCAAAAAACTCTGCTATTGTCAGGGCTTTGCTGAATGCTCTGAATAACGGAATTAAAGTCACTGTTTTCGTTGAAATAAAAGCCCGCTTCGATGAAGAACTTAATATGGAATATGCTGAAGTTTTAAAAAATGCCGGGGCTGAAATTATATATAGTATTCCCGGTCTGAAAGTACATGCGAAACTCGCGCTTATCAAAAGAAAAGAAAATAATTCTCTGAAAAAATACTGCTATCTCTCCACCGGAAACTTTAACGAAAACACTTCAAATATTTACACCGACTTCGGATTTTTTACTTCTGATGAAAATATCACAAATGAGATTTCGGATCTTTTTAAATATCTCGGGGGTAGACTAAAAAATCCCGAATTCAATCATATCCTTGTCGCTCAGTTTAATATGAAAAAGGAATTTCTGAAACTTATCGGAAATGAAATAAAGAATGCGTCAGAAGGAAAAGACGCTTCCATTTTGATCAAACTCAACAGTCTGGAAGATAAAAAGATGATAGAAAAACTTTATGAAGCAGGTGATGCAGGCGTAAAAATAAATATTATAGTCAGGGGAGTCTGCTGTCTGATACCGGGTGTAAAAGGTTTAAGCGAAAACATATCCGCATTCAGTATAGTCGACAGATTTCTTGAGCACAGCAGAGTTTATGTATTTCATAATAACGGCGACGAGAAAGTATATCTGTCCTCAGCTGACTGGATGAAACGAAATCTAAGCAGAAGAATAGAAACCGCCTTTCCGGTTTATGAAAAAAGTCTGAAAAAAGAAATACTGGATCTGATGGAGATTCAGCTCAGCGACAATGTAAAGGCAAGGATCATCGATGCCGGGCAGCTTAATAAATACAGAAAGGATGATACCGGCATAGATATTTGTTCTCAGAAAAACACTTATGAATATCTTAAGAATCTATAAATTAATTTTCATCCGTAAATTTTATTGGGGTAATAAACTGTATCAAATTTTTTGGCAATGTATTTTCACGTTATTTGGCAAATATATCAATAATAATGTTTTATTTACAGCCTGTAATTGAAGTAATTATTCTTTATAGGTGAGTAGAAATATTATCGTATCTCTTTTTAGGTTCAAAGATAAATTTGGAAGGAAATAAGAAATATTGGAGTTGTTTGCTTCAACTAAAAAGCCGGTTAAGATTGGACTGCTTGCATTGTAACCCCCGGCATAGACTTTACCCAAGCTGTCATCTCGGACGCTCCACTGGATACCCAAAATCCTACTTCGCGCTGAAAGTCCATGGGCATAATCCTTCCACTTATTTGTAGTGTCCGGCAATACTCCGGTAACTAACTTCATCTTAAGTTTTATATTGCCACTCCCAAGGGCAGTGTAATTCTCAACTTGAGCATCACCATGTAGTAGATAAAGTCCGTTTGCTGAGTCTAAAAGCATTATCGGCTCTTCAGCAATTGTCTGAAAATTGTAAGAAGGAGAGTTTAATACCATTTCAGATATACCTTCCGTAATCAGTGAGTTATATTCTTTGAATCTTACACTGCTTACTTTCACCTGCCCGCCAACGTAAACATTTTTATTAATGGTAAATATAGATGAGGTACTATCATGCAATATTGTATTACCGACGTTAGATTTTATTCCTGCCAACTCGCTTAAAGAACTGCCTATAAACAAGGAAGCTAAAATGACTCCAAATATTATTTTCTTATTCATCTGTATGCTTTTAATTTTTTAAAAATCCGAAGAATCTAACCCGAAGTACCCATGAAGCCCTGATCCCGGATCACCGTTAGTAAATATTAATCCTCCCTTACTGTTCGTATGAGTAATCGTACCTCCTATATTTTTTATATAGCAAACGCCTCTGAAGATACAATCATTAAACTCTAAGTCAGCAGTATCATAATCAAAGTATGCGTTAAAAAATGTTTCACCGGTAAACGAATCCGGAGAAGTAAAAACTGTAAGCCCGGAAGCGTATGAAGATTGATCTACATTCACATTTACAGTCGGATCATTGACTTGATCCGCGACATTACCACCGTTTATTATATAATGAAGAGCGTTATCTAAAGAAACCGAACAGCGGATCTCCTCAAGGTCATTTAGATAAAATTTGTCATTTATTACTTTTACATCCCCAGCTGCTAAAGAGTAATTATTTTTAAGCAATCTTAACTGAATTTCTTTATATAGTACTGTCAGGCTAAATGTCACTGTATTATCGGAAGTGTTTATTAGCCGGATCATATTAACATATTGCTCACCTTCTGCACGGTAGAGGACATGCTCGTTTATAAATGCTTTAATTGTTGACGGGCTCGTTATTTTCCCTGATGCTAACTTCATTATTTTATACTTCTAATATTATCCAGGTGGATGCGTCCAGTAAGAATGATACAACTTGCCCTGCAGCCGGTATTAAGTCTCCACCTATACGCGCCAGATTACCGCCTCCGGTATCCAACGTTAAAGACGCAGTAAAGAATAAATGTACCACTGAGCCGTCAGTCCACCCTGATGTGCTGATAGTTGAGATTGTGGTTGTGCCGGTAATTACAAAAAAATTACCGTTGCCAAGTGTTATAGCGGCGTCAGATGCTATATCCGTTCCCTGTCTTCCCAGCATCCTTCGTGGCCGTACATCCGCATTATAATCGGCGACAGTATAAGAACCGATCTGTAAATTCCCGAGCAGGATATGCCTGTCAAGAGCTAGATCATAAATATCTCCCTTACATGTTGTGAAAGTGTATACAGTTGTTATTGAACATCCAATGAGAACACAATTAATAAAATGATATACAGGAGTTCCGCTTCCAAAAGAGTTTTGAAATTTTACATTGTAAAATACTTTGTTTTCAAAAGTAGTCTCAGCATCTTCGTTATAATTATCTATCGTAAGGTTTGAAATTATATTTGCACCGGCGGTGCCTTCATAATTGGCTTCGGAGACTCCCATTATTACTGCCTGGCTCATCCCGATTATGTGGACATATGGTTCAGCAACGCCTGAAGGAAGCATGTTGTAACTGCCGGCTGTAGATCCTGTTCCGTTCCCGTGGAACTCTATTATCATATGCCGATCAGAGGCTGCTAGGTCTTCTGCTTTATCAAGCGCAAATACCATTTCACGATACACTTTATCAGTCTCAACCACACCAGACGGTATTAATCTTATAATATTGCCTGATTGTTGATAAGCAGAAGGGTTAATACTACTTAACAACGCAGTACAGTAATTTTCCACAAAAAGACGATTGGCAGGATGCATCACATGAGTGGGTGCTAATATCATATACGGAAGCGTCCTGAATATAAACTGATTGTAGATCTGCATTGTCTCTACCGGATCGAGATTAGCTCCTTTCTTGGCATATGCTGAGTCTGCATCAACTTTTCTGACAGGGTTGTTGTCCCCAGCAGCTTCAAGTACCGTTAAATTACCGGTCATCGTCCCGCCTGCCATTTGCAAATATTTTGCTTCCGCACTGCCTTTGGTTTCTGACTCTCCGCTGGACGCTGGGTTTGGTAATGCGGTGATCCTCTGACCATCGGCGTTGATAGGACCTGATAGAGTACCGCCTGTTAGCTTGAGATAATTTGCACTTACGTTGCCTTTGGTCTCAGGCTCGTCATTTGCAGCCGGAGTCGGCAGACCTGTAATGCGATTACTGCCCATTGCTATATTCCCGGTCATAGTCCCGCCGGCTTTTAACAGCAAGTCATCTGTTCTAAATATTTCTCTGCCTTCATCGCCTCCAAAGCTATCATCTACAGTGCCGTTCACAAATAATTTGTAAACTGCTGTAGTAACCCCTGTAACTTTATAAGCTCCGGGTTTACCTGCAACGTCTGTAAGTGTATAATCTGTGCTGGAAAATCCCGGTCCTCTTTTGAGTACTACTGTTTGCCCGGGTAAACCTACGCCGGTAGCTGGATCTCTCAAAACTATAGTTACTGATGCCATTTTTAAACTTTGATTTTAAATAAATTCTTCAAAACATATAGTCGAGACAGCTGACTGATTTGAAGGGTTAACGATATTCCAAAAATGCTGAGGATAAGCCGTAACGTAAGTGATAATAGTTCCTTCATTACCTGCTGATGTAGGGTGATTCATAGACTGGGAAAATTTAATTTCTTCTGAATCCCCTGAATCAGATTTTAAAGTTATAACATCGAAGAATCTTCCCGGAACATCAATGTGAGGAGTAATAAGTATTTGAGCTCCGCGAAATTCAGCATTCCGGATTTCCTGTAATTTATCAGAATCGTCACCGACAATAAGTTCACTCCAGTCAATCCGGATGTAAGTATGGAAATATTTAAACCTCTGCTTTTTTCTGCCGTCGATTATATCGTAATAAAGCCATTTTTCTTTAGTCCATTCTTCTAATCTTTGGTGACGGAAACTAAAATCATGAATGGTCCTTACTCCATTTTCTACAATCGTAACCCGAAATTCTCTTGATATTCCATTTCTGCTTTTCACAATTCTATCCCTGTTAAATTTGAAATGCTGTCAATAATATCAGCCTCAATTGTCATAGGCCTGAACTGCAAAGTCGGATTACCCGGGTTTGTTATTTCGTATGAATCAAATAAGTTATAATCAATACCTTCGAGTGCACACTCAATCTTATCCTTTGGCCGGATCCTAGTTCGATATACCCATTGGCATATTGTCTCGGCAATATGGCCGTCAAACGAAAGGGAAGGATCTCTCACTCCGTTAAACACTGCATACCCGTTTGCTGTATATATTGAGGTTCCTCCGTTTGATAAGTTACCATAACTTCCTATATAAGTCTGGAATTCTTTTACAAGATTTTTATATTTTAAATCTCCGTTTGCATTTACAGTCTGCACATCCCCGGCTGTATATGTTCTGATCTCATTTCCCCAGGTATTTTTATTCCTGGCGCCGACAAGCGCGGGTAAATGTAAATATTTTTTATAACTTCCTATTAATTTTGAATCTACATTTGTGAGGTTGCTGCTTGTAAACGAAAATCTCTTAGCCATATAGACCTTGTTATAATCAGAGCTGCCGATCACCATCCCGAACTGTAATGCCATCAACTTTAACAGATCTGCAAAAGTATCAGCCGGTCTGCTGTCGCCGAATAATCCGAAAGAGCTAAAATTAAAATACGTCTGTGCTGCATCGCTAACATTGGACCAGTCGCGGATAATGAAATCACTCAAAGTCCGGTATCCTGTAAATTTCCAGTCATGCTTAAAATATAATCCGTTCGGGAAACTGGGAGAAGAATAGATAAGCGGTTCGAGATCCGGAAATACTTTTTTGTATATCAGATAAACCAGATATGGCAATGTGTAAGAGTAATCATTTGGGAATACATTCTCAACGCTCATGTCTCTTAATGCTCTTGTTACATCGATGCATTCAAATTCAACGGTTCTGTTGTCTTCGTTAAACTCAAACGTCAGCTGATCTATGTAACCTCTGAATTTAATCACATTGTTCAGCCATAATGTTATCCCGCCGTACTGTAAAAATCCTTCAGGAAAATTATTATTATATTCTCCCAGAGATAATTTTAATATGTCATAGTTTCTTCTGTCAGGGTCATCAAAGCCAAGACTAAATGAGTTTGGATAAAACGTAAGAGCGTCATCATCTTCATATCCGTATTTTAGTTTGCCAAGTGATATAATATCGAAATCAAGATCATAAGAAGTGTAAGTCTTATCATAATCTATTCTAAGTTTTATCTGTCCGCTTGCAACATTATATGTTTTTTCCCAGAATGTAAACATTATAAAAACAATTGATATGAATTTGAAGATACCAAGCATGTCATTTTAATCTTGCGTTATCAATTTTATCAACCTGGCGAATGACAGCTTTTAATTGCCTTCCGTCAGCTTTTATAGAAACAAAGTAAGGTTCACGGATTACATTAGATTGTTTATTACTGTTTATAAAATTTGACAGCTGTGAAAATCTTTGGAAGAAATTATTCCCGCCTCCTGTTGGTAAATTACCAATGTTACCCGGAGTGCCTGCGAGAGACGCACCGCCTGTCAAAGGTGCCAATGCAAATCCAAGAAATTTACTTATGAAACTAAATATTCCCTGCGCAAGCTGGAGTGACTGAAGCAGTGCAACTATCTGTTGAGTTATCTGAAGCGCTGCCAGGAATTTAGAAAATACTGTATGCCCTCCAAACTGGAAGATGCCTTGTATCTGCGATGCAAGATCTTTGGCCGCTTCAAAATTTGTAAGGTTTATTCCAATTTCAGAAATTTCTTTATTAAACTTTTGATTTGTCAGCTCTCTGAGCTCCGCTTTCTGCTCTTCAGATATTTTGCGTAAATTAATTTCCTTGAGAGCTTCCCGCCTTTCAGTTTCAATGTGAAATAACTTTTTATCATGCTCATCATCCATTAGGTCGACTCTTAGTGCATGTATATCATCAAACGCTTTGATCTGAGAAGTATTCTCTTCCAGCTGCGCCTGCTTCTTTACTTTGTAAAGTTCTTTTTGCGCTTCGATCTGGTTTTTAACTGTCTCCTCACCTTTTCTTAATAAGTCTTCAAGCGAGATCCCATATTTCACATACTCAATTTCGTTAACTATGCCTGCCCGTTCTTTTAACAAGTCATTTACAGCACCTTCCAGTCCTTCGTTGAGCTTTATCTTCTTATCAATTTCATCCCTTTTTTTCTCGAGCTCTTTTAACCGGTCTAACTCTTCTTCAGCGTCCTTTATTCTTCCATCGGACCCGGAATTACTTGTTCCGCTATTTATAGGATCAGTATTGAGCCCGACAGATTTTAAAATATTATTCTGATATTCAGATATTTTAGCAGAGGGGTCTTTAAGAGTATTATTCCACTCTTTCATATCTTTAACAGCTTCATCAGTTTTAGACCTTTTCTTAAAATAATTTTGCATCGCAGCATCTTCTCCTGACATTGAATCTGATTTTCCAATATCAATTTTTTTTGTCCCGGCATCATCAATAACTTGATTAGCATCTCTTTTTGCTTCATCTGATTTTTCATTGATTACGTCTAGCAGTTCCATGATGGCGTAGATCATACCTGCAACTATAGCAAGTTTACCTATTAAGACCATTGAAGCTTTTGAACCGGCCCGCTCCATCGCTCCAAATGCTGTTTGTGATGAATTAGTAAGTTTACCGAATGCGAGATTTAAAGCTTCAAGAACTATCGCATGATTTTTCCAGGCGATGGTTACGATTCCTATTGCAATTGCCAGGTTTCTTAAGTTATCCGGAAGTGCCGGCAAGACAGCTGCGAATATCGACAGCAGTTTTACCGAGGTCGGTAAGCTCCCGTTTAAAAGACTAAACGCAACTGTAAGTCCGGTGATTGCAAGAGCAGACTGCTTAACGCCTTCAGGTGCATTATTAAGGTAATTTATAAGATCGCCTAATGGCTTTAATAGCGGAGTTAAGGCATCCGACAAGAGTTTCCCGAATTCTTCCTTTAAATCGCCGACATTATTTTGGAATATTCTCATTTTACCGGCTGCGGTATTGCCGATAGTTTCAGCCATGCCTTTAAAGTTCTGGTCCAGGATCTTAGTTAAGTAAATTGCCTGCTCGGTTCCTTTTAAAGATTTTAATTTTTCTTCCTGTTCTTTAGTAAATGCAACACCAACTTTTCTTAAAGCACCGATTGTTTCTTCGTTAACTTTACCAAGCATAACAGCAACTTCCTGAAGCGATTTACCACCTGTGCCCTGCATATCGAATGCTGCTGCCAAGTCGAGTAACCGCGGGGTTAAGACTTCAATCTCCTGCGAAGACTTCATGAAAGTAGTGAGCATTGACTGGGCATTAATTATCTCATCATCATCATACACAGTAATTTTCTGAAGCTCCGAAGCTTGCTGCGTTAATCTATTAACTGAATCTAAACCTTCTCCAACATTTTTGAGCCCGTTGGCTAATTTAGCATTTGCTATTTCAGCTTGCTGATAAGAGCTTATAAAATCTCCGAAAGTATACCGTAGCACGCTGAAACCTGCTCTGATACCGTCGACTGCCAGTCCAAGATTTTGCAATTTGCCTTTAAGGGTCACGGATTGCGTACCTAAATCTTTGGAAGCTGCTGTGACTTTTGTGTTTTCAACCTTCAGGTCTTTTAATGAGGCTGTTAACTTCCCTGCATTTTTCTCTGCTTGGATGACATCCAGAAGTACAGTTAATTTAACCTCGCCTAAATTCATTGATTGTTATATGCTTTGTAGATATTTTTAAATAAAAAAATCATGGACTTTTTAATTATTCTTGCCTTAGCGATTGTAGCTTTCATTGTGTCAGATGCATTCCCGGTAATAAACATGCACGGGTTCAAAGGTTATGTAGAACGATTAAAAGGAAACCCTAACTGGAGAGACTACTGATTCTTTTCGTCTCTTCCCTTTCTCTCCACTGCTTAAAAGCTTCCTTCTCTTTTATTACCATAATTATCCCGGCTTTCGAAACTTTCATCATTTTTATTTTCTCCTCATGATCCGGGCTTAAGTTATCTCCACATAATAAATATATCAGATCTTCATAACAGCTATTCGGTAATCCTTCTGATTCTTCTTCTAAAGATTCCGAGAATTCTATATAGACCGGGTCGTCTTTGCTGAAGTCAGACCTGTTCCTATAGTCTTCAACCAGCTCAACGCTATAGGATTTAAAGAAAAAAAATCTTCTATTACCTTCTGCAGTTCTGAATTTTTCAAAACAGACCAGTTCCGGTCCGCAGCGGTATCATTATCAATTACTAAAATTATATTCAGCAGCTCCGAGACAAGATCGTTTTCAACAATTTTTTTAATTATATCCCCTATTGAACTGTCCAATAATTCTTTTCCGTCTTCAATCCCAAGTCCGGAAAGCAGCGACATTATTTTATAGTCCTGTCCTAAATTCAGTTCATCCTGAGCGGCGGTTATTCCGTTTGAAAATTTATATGTTCTTTTCTGCAATTTATTTTTCATTTTTTATTTTATAAAGAACGCCGTGTCACTATCAAAGAGACACGGCGTGGACGAAAGGAGATCAGGAAAAAATTAAACAGCCGTTGTCTCAAGCCAGACATAATATGGATTTGTTCCGCTGATAGGAGATCCTCCTGTTGCATACTTATCTCCGGGCAGATCAGAGTTCGGAGTTACAGCTGCATTCGCAGCTTGCGGAAACAATGAAAACTGAATAGTCAGAGTCTGATGAGAGTCTCCTTTCATATCAAGATCATAATTCGCATATCCTTCTGATTCCGGCGCGTAAAATTCCATATGCTTACTGTTTGCCAGTCCGTTGTAATAATACAGCTTAACGCTGGAAGCAAGTATAGCGTCCAGTGTGTCTAAGATCTCTTTGGATACCTGGGCAAGGACTATTTCAAGCGTACACATCCTTATAGTTCTCTTCTTAAAGCTCTCTCCGTCAGCAAACTTAATATCAGCTGTATCTTCTGATCGAGCCAGCTTACCGCTGATAATATTGCCGAGCGTGATCCAGGCTGAGTTGTAATACACCTTGAAATTATTTCCGGATTTCAGCCGTATCTCGTTTTTGTTCTTGGTTATAGCCATTATTTATAAATTTAAGTTAATTGATAACCGGTTAAATACCGATGGGGTCTCCATCGGTCCATAAAGTTGTATCCTTATCATAACTTTTTACCAGAGCTTTAAACTCTGCTTTAGTATCAGCGTTTGCCGGCATAGTAGCATTTTCTAATGTTGCTCCATCGAATACTACATCTGCTATCGGCATAGCAGCTGCGTCGACATCAATGCCCTCAAGGTTTAACCCTCCGGCGTCTGAGAAAGACGGATCGAATGAAAATCCATCCTGGCCAACAAGATAATTGCTGTCACCTACGTTTATGTAGGCACCTTTGATAACGGCAAGTAACGAATTTTTACTGGCAAACAAACTTGACTCACTGATTAATTCAGCGGATACATCAGTAAGGTATTTATTTACCTGTCTGCCGGTAACGTCATTCAGGGGATTATCGACTTCAACTGATACGCCGATTACGGTTACAGCTACTATTGAGCTCCCGTTCCAGTAGAACAGCTCATCGTCTATTGTGTATTTGGATTTGATTGGTTTGTTGGTTAAAGCCATAATGTTTCCAATTAAATTTGAAAAATTTGTATACCCTGATGAATTTTTTCCCCGCACCTGATAATAATGTGCCGAACTGTCTTCAATCGTGTAATTTAGATCTTCACCAAATATCACATTTCTTGTCTCGAATAAAACATTATCTCTGTATATTTCAATCTGTTCAGCGTTTTCAATATGCGGAAGCGTTAATATCAGATCATCGCCGTCCTGTTCTCCTGTCAAAGTCTGTACCGCCCCGATCGGATCATCAATTAATATAGGTTCTATGATCAGACCTGCGTTTACTATCATTGCCGGAGATGACTCTGTGTTGTTAGTTGCCGGGGATGTGCCTTTTGAATAACTTTGATTATAATTTTCAACCTCCACTATCCCGTCGCCGCCGCCAACTGCTTCACCGGCTACTTTCCATAAGCACCTCCACTGCTTATAGTATTCATTATCAACTCCGTGAAGCGCGATACCGCTATTTTCAAACTTACAGTTTACAAAGTAAAAGCCATTACCTTCACAGTAAGTGGTAGTAAGTTCACCCTTTAAGTAACCATTGCGTATTCTCCAGTTACAATTATTTGAATATGGAAGATAGATGTGACCTTCAGCTTCATCAGATGTATTTGCATATAATACGTCATAGTCACAACTGTCAGGATAATTATTTGCGTTATCTTCATCATCATCATATAATCTGCTGTCAGCTGCACGAATTCCTTTTATCCATGTTCTTGTATTCCCGTAAGCATGATGCCAGCTTGATACGCCAACCGGCAAAGTTATAAACTCAAGAGTATGATATGCCATAAAAAACTTACTTCCGCTTCTTACAATATCAGAACATAACCATCCTGCTAGATTCGGGATATTGAAAGAAATACGGGCTGTGCCTAAAACATAGCATGTGACAGCTTCTTCTGAGTCGCTGATCAGCGGCTTGATCCTTGTAGGCGGTGAAGCTGAATGAGTCGGTACCTGCCAGTTTATGCGTTTGTTCACAATAACTCTTGTGTCCGAAAATACTATATCAACTCCATCCTTCAGGTCAAACCTTTCTGTGCCTGTAACATACTCGCATCTTTCGAAGAGAATAACGTCCCCGGAGTCAGCTTGCTCTTTTGCTTCTGTGTAAGTTGAATATGCATCAGATCCGATATTAGTATCATACATCGGGTTAACTTTCAGAATTCTCTTGCCGGTCATGAAACGATCCAGGTCAGCGTTCTTATAGCAGAAGTCAATATATTCATATTCTTTTTCCGCTTCAGCTGAGTTTTCATATTCAATTACCAGCGGATCGCCCGAAATGAATTCAACAGTAATCGTCTCATCTTCCCGGTCAACCGAGTCAGCAAGTTTACAGTTTATCCAGTATATGATTCCTGAAGAACTTGTACCGGTACTTCCTGCGCCTGTAGTGGCGAGCTTTGTATGCATTCTCCTCAGCAAGACATCAATTGCTGCTGTCATATCGTTGACATCCGTAATTTCAATATTCTCTGAGGTGTTGTTTGTCCGATAAAATGAAAGAACATCATCAACTAATTTTACATAGTTGAGATTTAATTCGTCTATATTATAATTATCGACTCCATCCGATATTATCATAATTCATTATAACCCGTCAGCAAGATCTTCAAAATAAGTTTTAATATCTCCGGCTGTTGCAAATATTTCTGCAGCCGGGAACCATTTATATGCGAATCCTGCCAGCTGGTAGAATACAGTCTCATTATCTTCGCTGTCAACTACGTTTTTTGTCCTGACCACCGTATCCGAGACAGGGACATCATTTTCTATCAAGAAAACTGTGTCACCCACCTGATGGTCTGTTACCGTTAAAGTCCCTGTGTATTTCATATCAAGAATTATTTTTTGGTTTTTCTGCGTATCGGCCGTTACCTGTAGTGTCGTAGTCTTTGACAAATAATGTGATCACAAAAATACAGACCGCAATTACTTCGGCTTCCGGTAAATCAAGATTTGTATATTTGTTAAGGATTATCACAGCAGCGGACAAAGCACCTGCTAAAGTTGTTTTCCAGTTTATCATCTTTTATTCAAAAGTTTTAATTCTTCTTTTACTGCCCGAAGCTCAATCTCAATTGACCTCATCTGGTTATAGATATGTTCTATGTCTTTGAGATAAAGCAGACGGTTTGTTTCCACCTGAGCCTCAAGCTTTGTATAGGTAATAGTTAATCCGACTACAATTAAGACTATCTGAAGCAGTGATTTAAAATCCCAGTTATTCCAGAAGTTTGGCATTTGATTCTAATGGATTATTTGGATTATTCCTGCTCTACAGGCTCACCGATATTGAATCCAAGTCCAACCGCTTCTTTTGGTGTGATCTCTACACCGATAAATCCGGATATTGTAGTCACGCCTTCTCCAAGATCAGCATCTGCCGATATATCGATCTGTGCCGTTCCTACAGTTCCGTCATTAGATCCGAGTATTTCAAAGACCGTTTCATTTTCAGGATCTCTGAGAACCTTACAAACCTCTTCGTTCGAGCTGACAACACTTACGCTGCCCGGTTCTACCTGAGCGGGGTTTCCGTTTGAATCAACAGGGTTAAGCTGAACATTAACTTTTTGTGAGTATGACATTGATACCATTAGATCTTCTCCTTCTATTTTAATTTGATTAATAAATAATGTTACTTTGATTCTGCCTTTTGGCCTGCAGGAATAATAATGATTAATCAGAATCAGAATTATTCCCGCAAGAATTGAAATGAGGCAGAGAGTGGTCATCTCCAGCGGTACCTAAAATATACTTTGCTCTTCCTGGTTGCCGAATAAGTTCCTGCACTGGAGTATATCTGTAATTCATCAATATTTGAGTCAACAAGTTCCCATGTCTGAGGCAGTCCCGATGTTGCCGGTATAATAAGTACAGAGTCTATACTGCCGTTCTTAGTATTCCTCCATGACAGGGTCTTATATGCCGATGTATTGCCGTACCACTTACCGCGGGCTTTTAATGTATCTCCGACAGTTGAATTAGTAATTGTTATACCGAGCCATACTGCTGTTTTGCCGGGCCTGATAGTTGCAAGCGAATCTGTTTCACCTGTTACTGCAGCTGCGCCGACAGAGTCCAGCCTTGTGTAGTAAGGCGTTTGGGCTTGGAGTGATCCTGCAAATATCAGACCAATTATGAATGCTGCGATTAAATAAGACATCTTCATATATTATTCCTCCAATCCTTTCACTGCGAAATCAACGCTGAGTAATTCTTTACCGAAGTGGCAAAGCAGATCATTAACATCAAGCAAGTTGGTTTCATCCCATCCGGTTTTCAGCTCCATATATTTTGACAGGATAAAAGCCAGTCCCGGTCCGTAAAAGCCGACTATCTGGTTTTTATCTGAAGACTGCGGTACCAGAGCGGATATGAAGAACTTCATTCCCATAATGCTTAAGAATGTGCCGGTCTCAAGCTTTGCAATGTTATAAGCCATTGCATTTTTCACAACGTCGATGTTGTAAAAATCAGGAGCGAGGTTTGCAGATATACAGAATATTCTGTTTGACTTTGGAACTTTTAACTGATCTAACTCTGAGCTGATCGCTACGATCTCAAGCCATGTAAGAGTCGAGAATGGATCTATTGAGTTAGTCGTTGTCAGAGCTTCGGTTATAACCTGTTTGTCGAAATATTCCTGAAACGTAAGAGCTGCTGAGTTAATATACTCTCTTAAAAGCATCCCGTTTGATTCGAACTGACCGAGTATTTCATCAGCGAGCGGAATTGCGGCTTTACCAAGAGCGACGTTAACCATCGTTGTATCAGTTTTTGTCTTCGCACGGGAAGAATCAGTAGAAGATACACCGGCTGTGTTAACCGTCAGGTTAGCAAGCTTAGGAATATCCACACTGGATGCACCCTGTCGGACAAGACCGTCAAAAGCGCGGTTACAGTAGGAGTAGACCCCTTGTGTTTCAATCAGTCGCTGCACAACTGCTTCTGCTACAAGTGTTTTTGCGTATGCCATAGTTTAATTTATTTGAATTTTCTTTTTTAAAATCAGAACTGTATTACTTATCTAGAGACGGCACGTCCTTAAATCTCGCGCTGCCTTCTTTCAATTTTAATATCTCATCTTCTTTGAGTACACCGATAAATTTATCGGGGTCTCTGAGCACATCCTCATAAGTCACATTCGACAGCGCCGGATTTTTTAGATCGTTTGCATTTTGAAAGCGGCCTTTAGCAATAGTATCGCCGCCGGTTAAGTTTTTCTCAGGGATCGTATTCAGGACTTTCGCACATGCCTGGTAACTTGCCTTTGCAAAGTTTAAGAATTCATCTTTTTGCGCCGGAGTTATCTTGCCAAGCTCAACAGCATTGTCTACAAGCTTGACTGCTGCGTTATCGTTAGATTCCTGCAGATCTTTAATTGCTTTTGCTTCCGATGCTTTTATCTCTGTTATCTTCGTTTCTATCGAAGATGTTATGTCTGCTTCTTTAGCATCTTCAGGGATTGTAATGCCGAGAGTCTGCGCTAGCTTTTTTATATTTTCCATTTCCGTATTAAATTTTATTTTATTTTCAAATTTTTTGTTTGTCTTATTATCATAATCAAAATTCATAAGTGAAAAGCAAACTTTACCTTTCAATCGTGAATTATCGCTCATCTTATGATCTGCGTCCGGAAAACTTAAAGCCGGCAGACCTTTGACCGCAGGAATATTAGTTGCTCCGAGAGCCCAGAGATATGGTATTGCCTGACCTTCGGAATTAATCTCCAGATCGCCCATCTCCACAGAACATTTTTTGAATTCACCTGAGTTGAATAGTTCTTTCATCCACGGATATACTTCCGAGAAAGTCACATATAATTCTTTTCCTACCGCCAGCACTCTTTTTATCCATCCGCCTGATCTTGGTTCGGTAAAGTATTCCGGATGACCTATCCAGAACGGAGCTTCATGCACATTGACCGGATCATAGTTCTTCGCCACTTCAGCAATATAATTTTCATTATACTTTTTAGAGGGATCCATGTATGAAGGAATTTTCCCGCACTCGAAGACTTTGTAAAATATTTCGCCGTTTAATTCAAACATCGGGACAAAATTATTCAAAAGAACAAATCCATAAAAGCCTTAGAGACCTACATATAGCATTTAGGAATCATTCCATATAAGCGTTTTAATTGAATTACGATATTTGCACATGATTACAGAGATTAGAGATGACCTGGTAAATTTTTTGAGAGGACTTCCTGAGATCGCCAAAGCAAACATTTACAGAGGCGAACTTGAATCCGATGGTGAATGGCATCCTGTGATGCCGGCAGCATTTGTAAATTTTACAGTTATAAACCCAAAGGTTTATCTAAGCAATTCTAAAACAGGCAGGTATAAATATTCTGCTGAAGTTTATATCGCAGACAGAAACGACTGCGCTCCGGTTACTGAAGAAGTTGCTGTAAATTTAAATGATGCAAGCATAACGGTTGACGATGATATTTGGCAGATTAAAATAATCGAAATTTCACTGATTGGATACCTTCGTTCTGTAGAAGTCTGGAGGGTGAAAATTGAGCTCATCTAATTTCAACATAAATCGATTATGAGCGAACTTTGTCCGGGAGCTATATCAATTGATAGAGGTGTCCGGGAAAATGCCTTAGAATTAACCTGTGTGGCTTGTTTAAGCTTAGTTAATTTTATTAAACTTTTGTTTAAGAAACTTAAACAACTGTTTAAGAAACTTAAACAAATCTGTTTAAGAAACTTAAACAACTGTTTAAGAAACTTAAACAACTGTTTAAGATTATTAACCGGACTTAAACAAAACGTTTTTCCAATTTTTGACAACAGATTTTTCACTTAATATAAAAATGTATGGATTTTAGCAGTATTTTAAAGAATATTTCAGGCGGATTTTTCAGGAGAGAGCAGATCACAGCCGCGGAAGCTCCAAAAAAGAAAATATTTGATACAAGAGTGACCACTACAAAAAATACTTCAAATATTTACTCTCTTTATAGTGAAGAATTCAGCAGTCTGAGTATCGAGCGTTTGAAATATTATTTCGAGTGCTCAAGACTCGGGATGAATTTCTGGAAGTCATTACTGTTCGAAGAAATACGCAAACGTGATCTTCATATCTCCGGAGTGATCCAGACACGGAAGCGGACCATCATGTCGCAGCTCAGAAATAAGACGCTTGATCAGCTTGTGACTTCCGAATGGGATGAAGGCAAGAAATTCATAATGGATAACTTCGCCGGTATAAAGTTTGTTAATTTTCTATCTGATATTATAGAAGCGGAAATACAAGGCGTAAGCACCTTTGAAAAGATATTTAAATTTGATAAAGGGAAACTATACTTAAGTCAGATCCCACTTATACCTAACCATCTTTTACTTTACGATGACATCAACGATGTTTATCAATATCTCGATGCAGGCAGTAATGACGCAATGGCGCTTCGCACTGTTGGCACTACCAGTTTCCTTGACCGTATTGATCTCTCCCGGATTAGCACTATTGAAATAGCTCCGGAAAAATTACTTGAAGTTCACTCGCTTGACGGTAATTCACAGAACGGTTTTCAAAACGGGATGATAGATTCTCTAATCTGGTGTTATTTCTTTAAATCATTTACACTCAAAGACTGGGCCATATTCCTGGAACTCTATGCAATGCCTGCCCGGATCGGAAAGTATGATTCGTTAATGACCAATAAACAGGATTATGATAATTTTGCAAAAGCTGTTGAAAATTTCGGGTCTCTATACTGGGCGGTAATAAACAAAGATAATGATATAGATCTTGTGGATTCTAATAAAACCGCAAGCTCTCAGGTTTACGAAACGTTCATTAATTACTGGGATACGAAAGCAAGCATAAGAGTTCTCGGAAATAACATAACGGCGGAAGTTCAGAAACACGGCAGCAACGCAGCTCTGCAGACTGCAAAATCTATAAGTGATGAAATCGCAAATTCAGATATACTGCTTGTAGAGGATACCGTGAATGCTCTGATAGAATCTCTGATCAGACTGAACTATGCCAATCCTCCGGAGATACCTAAGTTTAAATTCCCGATTGAAAAATCATTAGCTGATCTGCAGATGAAATCGCAGATCTATGTTAATCTTGCTTCGATCGGGTTCAAGCCTGTTAAAGAATCAGTCGAGGAAGAATTTGACATCGAGCTGGAAGATGCTGTTCCTGTTAATGCGGAGGAAAAAATAAAAGCCCGTGAGATCTTAAAAGCCAAAGAAGAAAAAGAAAAAGCCGACAAGGAATATATCGATGAATATCTTGAAGAGCTTTGGCAGATAAATAAAAATAACGAGGAGGAATAAATGGCATATTCACTGGAAGCAGATTTTTTAAAACGAATTTCGAAAGAGGTCTATGATGAGCTGACAGCACCGGTCAGCGGTGACGGACTTACAGCTGAAGATATTATTGAAGATGCGATAGATACAGCTGACAACACGATTGATTCATATATCAGCAGCGCGGTTAGTACCGTTCCTCTTGATGAACCTACAAAGATGATCACTCAATGCAGTGTTGACATATCAATATTTAATCTTCATTCAAGAGTCCAGTATGACCGGATACCTGAATGGGTAAAAGACAGATATGATGCATGCATCAGCTGGCTGAAAGATGTTCAGTCCGGGAAAGCAAACCTCGGGCTTAGTGAAGCTGAAGAAGACGAAAGAGTCGATAAGACAGTATACGGTTCTGAAGAGAGAAGAATGTACCGCAATAGTTTTTAAGGGATAACTCATTTAAAGAAAATATTTTATGAACCTCAAGCGCGGGAAGAAATATATTGAAGATATACGCCGTCTCAAAAGTCTTAAGTTAAAAGATAAGCCTGCATATATGGGCTTTAGGCAAACGGTTATGAAAGAATATAATATTTCACAAAGAACTTTATACAGGGATATGAATGAAAGAAAGACACCGGGGCTTAGAAAAACCCGGAACGATTCCGGAAAGCTAAAAAGCAAAATGAGTCTTACTCAGCAGAGAATTATGTCTGAAGCGATGGAATCAGGTTTGAATAAAAAGGAAGCTGTCCGCTTAGCAGTTGAGCGGGCGAATAAAAAAGTATCTTCCCGGGTTGCCTCCAGGACCAAGCCGATCAGCGTCAGTTCCACAAACTTCGATGACAATATTAAACCGTTTTTAGAAAAATTATGCGGCTATGATCTTATGAGTCCAAAATCCGCCATTAAGCTTAAGTTCGGTAAATTGCCATTTAATGTGGGTAAGGAAGATCTCGCTGATATAGTATTAATCCTTACAAACGCTTATAACAGATCAAATCTCGACAACTCCATTCCTCTGGACAAAAATGAACTGTTTCGAAAAAAAATATTTCAACTTTTAGAATACAGCATTAAGCTTGCCGAAGAGGGCTGCGATTTAAAATCACTGGAGTCAATAACCCGGATGTATAATTCGATTCAGGAAGATCACGATCTCGGTACCGACTTTGAATTAGTTTATAAAATATGCGCTACACTTAAACCCGGAATATCGCGCACGGAAATAATTTCCCTCATAAAACAGTTTGCGAAAGGAGAATAGGATGAGCTCGCTTCTTCAGCAGGCACTAATGGAAGAGAAAAGGATTCAGCTTGAATCAAGGTTCGGTCTTAAGAAAACAGGAACACGATTAGACGAGCTGAACATTATTCTTCCCAACTACAAACCACAGGAAAAGCAAGCGCATTTTCACCTTGCTGCTCAAAGGCAAAAAGGAATTAAAGGAGGTTACGGATCCGGAAAGACTTATGCATTTATTGCTGAAGCAATATTACTTGCTTACGTTAATAAGCCAATTCCAATTGTCATATCATACCCGACTGAAGATTCAGCAATTGCTTCAGGTCTGCCTGTGCTAAGATCACTGTGCAAGGATAATGACATCGAGTTTAAATGGACGAAAGACAGCGGAAGTTTTAACATGATATTCGGAGCAGGCAATGATAACATCGGCAAGATAATTCTTATCGGTCAAAAGTTTTTTAAAGGTGTAACTGTTGCAGCTGTCGGACTTGATGAGCCGTTCTCACAAAAAAAAGAAACTTACGAAAATTTGATCGCCCGGGCAAGATCAGGTAAAGCTGTCAGACAAGAAATATTCTGGGCGGGGACTCCGGAGCCTGAGAGTATGGAGTGGGGATTTGAATTCTTTGAAAGAGACAGCAACGATAAAGATTTGTTTACGATCACTGTTCCCACCTATGAGAATCAGTATCTGTCTAAAGGATATTTGAAATCCCTGGAGAATACTTTTGATGCCAAGACAAAGGAAGTATATATGATGGGAAAATATATGTCCTTGTCTCAGGGGAAAGTTTATTATGGTTTTGACCGGGAAAAGAATGTCCTTAGTGCTGATGACATTGATTATAAATTATCAGATAAGTTAGAATTAATAATAAGCTTTGACTTTAACGTTGATCCAATGACAGCTGTTGAAGTATTGATCCGCGAGAACAAACTATATCAGCTTGATGAATATCTTATTCACTCATCTAATACAGAAGAGCTCTGCCAAAGTATAATTACTAATCTCAAAAGCAAGTATGATGTGAAGTGCCTGAGCCTGATCATAACAGGTGATGCTTCAGGGCGTGCCAGGAAAAGTTCAAGCTTCGGCAAATCAGATTACATGATAATCAAAGAATGGTTTTTGAATTCCGGGATTAAATTTACTTTTGCGGTGCCGAATGAAAACCCGGCTGTAAGAGACAGAGTCAATTATACGAATAAACTCTTTGAACAAAAAAGATTTTATGTATGTGACAACTGCAAATGGAGTATCCGGGACCGCGAGCTTGTGGGCTGGAAAAGATCTTCATCTAATATTGAAGGATTCCACATTGATAAATCTAAAAAAGATTTGTCACACCTTTCTGATGCCGGCGACTATGCCGCATGGAATACTATGACAATTACTAACGAAGAACTTCAGGAAAGAGGTAAAGTAATTGTCGGCAGAAGGGAGAAAAGATATTGAACTTAAAGGTTTATCTGATCATAGGTGAATCATTGTCAAAAGGTATAGACAAAGCATACCGCAAAGGAATTGCTTCGATAGTAAAGCTCAACAAAAAAGAGATCCTCCGTCTGTCTGACGATCCGGAACTATTCAAAATAAATTATACCGGCACTGACAAGATTGCTTTGATGAATTTCAAAGTTGAAGCGTTTACCGTTGCCGGAGTGATGAGCTATGAACTGGAAAATAAATTAAAGAAACTTGCAGCAGAGCTGCAGGAAGGAAATCATCCGCTTGCAAAAGGTGAAAAAGATATTAAGAAGGTCTGGGTAGCTGAGGCATATAACATTATGGCAGATTATATCCCAATCCCGGATATGCCGGCGCCGAGATTTCTTAATACAAACCTGCGTACTGCAATGCAGTCATCTTATCACGCTGCACAATATATACGGCTTCAGGATGATTCTGTAAAAAATTTATATCCCGCCTATCAGTATAAAACATTAAATGATAACAGAGTCCGCGAAGAGCATCTGAGTCTTCACGATATGATCTGGAGAAACGATGATCCGGTATGGGACAAGATCTGGCCGCCGAACGGATGGAACTGCCGGTGTTATGTAACTCCTCTCAATCAGGAAGAATTTGATAATTCAGCAGTTCAGCCAAGAACTGTGACAGAAGAGAGAGTAAACGAGATTGTAAGCCAGGGAAAGATCGGGAAAGACTTTCAGAAAAATCCCGGCAAGACTATGAGTATTTGGGGAGGATGGCTGAAAGCAAAAGTTAAAACTCTTCCTATAGAAATTGCAAATGAGATTCAGAGCCGGGCAAGTACGAGCTATGGAACTTCAAAAAATTTCCCTAAAAGAATGCCAAAGCCGTTAGTTAATGCGGTCCCGGATTTTGTGTTTGATAAAATATCTGATAATGTTACATATAAATTTGGGAAGGGCAAGAGTTCGCAATACAGTTATACAAATAAAGTATTAACGCAGGCAGAGAAATGGGGAAGACAGTATAGCGAGAAAGTGCATATAAATGTTTTTCAGCACGAAATATCTCATGCAATTCATTTTGAAAACAAATTAAGAACCCCTTCAGAAACCTCAAGCGAGACAAACATATTCCTCACGAACGCCAGGAGACTGGTAGATCAGCAAGTTAAGGCTAGATCGGAATATTTTAATAATAAATACAAGAGAGGTAGAGACAGAAGCAGTCAACCGATTGAAGTAACCTATGAAGAGGCTGCAATGGCAGACTGTATCAAAGCTGTTACCCGTACATTTGGCTACGGTCACTCGGATAATTATTTCGCAAGAAAGTCTTTTCGAGATTATGAAATTCTCGCTAATACCGGTCAAATGTATTTGGAATATGTCCGCACCGGGAAATGGAATAGATTTTTAGAACGGGATTTTATAGATTTAATCCCAGAGATAAAAAAATACTGGAATAAAGTATATGGCAAAAATTATTAATTTTCATATTGAAGCTGGTAGTAAGTTAATGTCATTAATTGATGATTACCTGAACGAATTCCCTAATGACGAAGATTTCATTGACACCTGCAACGCCGTATATGGAATTGACTTTGACGAGTTGGAAGAATTGCTTACAAAGAGAAAACCCGGTCAAGGGATACGCATCTATGAAGAGGTTGACAATATTGCTGTTGACTATCAGCAGCTTGAAATATACGACAAATGAATTCACTCCAAGAAATCCAAAACCTTCTTAACAAAGTTATCCAGGAAATAAAAGTCAAAGGTCTTAAAGCAATTGAGATTGAAGCTGTAAAGTCGATCCGTAAAAACTTTGAAGTTGGCGGACGCCCGAAATGGACTCCTTCGATGAAAAAAGGTAAATTAATAGGGACGAAAACTTTACAGGTGACAGGAGCTCTAAGTCAAATTTCTGCAGTAAGAGATGATGCAAATTCAACTGTTACTTTATCCACAAGCCCGCTTGCAAGAGCTTATGCGCGTATACATCAGGAAGGCGGAACAATAACTATGCCGGCAAGGACATCAGCACGTAGGACTAAGAATGACGGACGGTCAGTATTTGCATCCAAGAACCGCGATACAGGAAAACGTAAGAAAGTGGATGTGAGTTTTAGCACGGGGTATACAATAAAAATTCCGGCAAGACCTTATTTGGTTATCCCGCCGGAAGATCATTCTAAAATATTAGAACAGGTTAAGAAGGCAATAAATCTGTAGTTTATAAAATCATAAATTAGTTTTTCATATATTCATCTTTTTTTCTCTCAAGCTCCATTAAACGAAGTTTACTCGTCCTTGTAAACAAATAAACCAAAGAGACTATTGTTACTCCTCCAAACACACTTCCTATAATTGGCATGCCGCTTAATATTATATATAATGATCCAAGGATTAAAATTAAAGCTAGTATAAAACCAAACCAAAGTCCTTTCTTTGAATTAGCAACATTAGAATCAACTGTTTTTGATTCTATGTCTATTCTGTGTATTGTTTGTTCCTTTACCAAATGCAGCAATTCTTTTGTTATGCCTGGCGAAATAATTTCAAGACGGTCTAATATATCCGGATGTGGTAATTGACCTTTATAATATTCGATTTTTTCCCCATAGATTGTAAGCTCTTTTTTAGATGGAGTTCCCCCTTGCTGATGAGTCTTAGTAATTTTATTCCTTCGGTTCATTCAACTGTTTTTTTTCAATTATTCTGAAAGAACTTTCGAAATCATCGTAAATGGCATTCCAGTCATTTTTTAGTGCGATTGAATCTGCTTCTTCCGGGGAGTCGCTAAAATTATAATCCGGGAGCGAACAGGCAAAGTCAAAAATCCTTGACATCCCCTCAAAGAAAGAAGGCTGTGCCAATAAAAATGATGCTCTAAACATTTTAATTATTTAATTTGATTATATGTTTGACAATAATAAACATTGTTGTTACAAAATAAAATTCATTTTCAGCTGAATAATTTATTTTGTTCTTTATCTTTGTTGGGTCCGTTTATCTCGGGCTCAAACGACTTGTCGACAAATGTTCCATACGGAATTTCAGTTTCCTGAGTTTTCCATTCATGCCGGCATTTCTTACAGCGCCTTGATCGAAGGATAAAGGTCATGTATTTCCTAACGTCGAATACCCGCGAATATTTAAATCTGCATTTAGGACATCTCATCTGATTTTATCGAGCTCCCTTTTTTTATTTCCAAAAAGTTTTGCTGTATATTTCCATTCGTCCAGAGTATCCTCCTCTTCTTGTGACTTAGGTCTGTACTTCCTGATTAAAGCCATAAAAAGCGGATCACTTATAATGGATTCAAAGTGATCATATGCAAACCGTTTTATAAGCTTTGCGGTTTCTGTATTGTAATTCTTGGGGTTGTTTAAAACACGGCTGACGTAGACTTCAGAGCAGCCGCACATTACTGCAATGTTTCTTTGAGTAATTTTTCTTCGCACGCTTTAGGTTCCCAGTTTTAGATTAATTTAATAGATTGCGCGTTAGATATATTAATTGCTTTTATTGATCCGTCATCTAATCTCAGCTGTATCCGGTCGGATCTGCAGAACGTAAGCTTTCCGTAAAATATATCCTGATCAAAAGTTATAACGCGCAGCGTACTGTTCATCCTTAGTTTGTCGGCGAGAATAAGTCTGTGAATTGTTTCACGGTTGATTAAACCGTTAGTAAGTTTTTGTCCGTACATTCTCTGATATTTAAAATTAGAATAGAGTTAACTGTTTTTTTGTGACCGTCCAAAGAGATACCTTTCTGTTTGTCTTGCTGCTTAGCATAGAGCCGGCAAACTCGACATACCCCATATCCCTCAGCTCGTGAACCCGGGCCGTGATAGAGTGAACATATTTTCCTAACACAGTGGCGATTTCCTCTGTAGTAGTTCTGCCGGCTGCTCTGATCGCATTGTAGACCTCCGCCTGGAGCTTGCCAAGCTCAGGCAGAGTTTCCTTTAGAGATTCATTCCGCAATTGCTCTGACGAATATCCTCCTCTTGTTTTCATAACCAGAATGCGTCTCTTAATCTTTTCAAAATTCTGTACCGTGCTTTTATTTTATCATCTTCTGTTGCCGGTCTGACTATCCTCCATGTATCGCAGTTAATTATACATACAGGTTTTTTCTCTTTCTCTTGTTTTATGAAATATGTCCGGGTAAAAGTAGATGCGTCTAATTTCATGCTACATCCTCCAGTTTCCTTGCTTCTTTCGAAAAGACATCAATAAAAAAGTTGTCTTCCTGAAAAATGTGAACTCCAAGCTTTGCAAGCTGATCAGGTTTTAAGCCTGAGGAAAGAATTGCGTTCTTGTCAATCTCTTCCTTTACACGCATAAATTCATCTTTGAATTTTTTCGAACTTTTTATTACTGATTTTACCGCTTCCCATGTAAATCCTTTCAGCGTTTTCAATGCGCCGGTACCTTTGCGGAATCCTACGATGCCGTAATTAAGCTCTCTGCTCCTGCTCTCATCGAACAAAGTTTTATTCTGCTCGCAATATAACTGAACATCTCTTTCAAGACCGATCTCCTCGGATTTCATACGCTCGATGATCGGCATTGAAGCCTCCTGAGCTTTCAGGATCTTCTCGTTTAAAACGTTTTCTTCCTGTGATACTTTATTGCGTATCACCGCTATTGCCTTCAGCGCAGTATCGACTTCCTCCCAGCTCTTAAGAGTAGTCCTCTGATCTGTTTGTGGTTTTGTCTTAGCCATTTTTATTATTATTTGGTTTATAAAAATTAATTTCCGAATACTTCAATCTCTAAGCGTCTTAGTCGCTGCTCTATAGTCATAGGTGTTGGCGGGGGAGGCGGAGATCCGCCGCCTTTCGTTAATGTAAAATTATCAACAACCTGTCTGTTTACATTTATGAACCTGCAGTTTAAAGAGTCCGGATAAATAGTGAGAAGCTGAGCTCCCCAGTTATCCAGATACTGAATTATTGAACCGCTTCTGGAAGTGTATAAGAATGGATTTTTGTGATCACCACCGAGCCCGTTAACTGTAATGGTTAGACTATCAATGTTCAGGCGTTCGTACAAATGGTTGTGACCGGTCATTAATAAATCTGCACCCCACTTTTTGAAATTCCACCGGAGGATATGATAAGTATCCAAGTGTTCGGCGGATGTCGATGAGTATGGAGGATGGTGCATGATAACTATTTTCCACTTGGCAGTGGAATTTATTAATCTGCTCTTCAGCCAGTTTGCCTGGACAGAATTACTGTCAATCCCGTCCGGCTCAAAGTTGAACCTTCCCATGACCGTGCCTGATCCGTATGCAGAGTTCACAATAAAGAACTCTACTAAATCGGAATTACCGATTTTGGAATTATAATATCTTAAATTACCGCTTAGTCTTGACAAGGTAATAGCTGATCCAAAGTACCAGTCCCATGCTGCAAACGAAGAATTGTAACCATCATGGTTACCAAGAGCCGGCAGGAACCGGTTAGTGTCCTGGGATCCGGAATATAATCTTCCGTCAGCTCCGGTATACTTATAGGTGCCTTTGTAGTACCTGATGAACTCGGAATAATATTTCCCGATGTTTCTGTCAATGGTCCCTTCTGATCCGTTTGGATAGTTGTTGTCACCAACGGTTACTATCCTGATAGGATTGAAGCTCTTAACTAACTCGGCGACCATTCCCTCCTGAGGAAGATCAGATCCGTAGTCACCGATCACTGCAACTTTGACCTGAGACTGGACAGAACTTGCTAACATAAATAATGCTAATATTATGACGAGTTTTCCATTTAAAGTTAGTACAGCAATATTTTTTTTGCAGACCTTTAAAGATTGTGTTTCAATTAAATTTTTCTTCCTCTCGTCTAATTTTTTTCTTAATGCCTTTTTCTGGGCTTTATAATTCTCTAATCTTTCAAGCGGATCAGGGACAGAACCAAGCCCCTTGCTTATATTGTTATTTTTTTTCATGTTAATTATTTATTTATATTTGAATAATATTAATCTAAGTTTCTGACTGCCGAGTTCAATATTGGGATACATCCGGTATATAATATTTTTGCACTCTGAAACAGAGTATCCTGTATCCAGATAGGCAATGAACATGCTCAGCTGGTCAAGATAGAATGCTTTTATATCCATTATTTCGGCGACACCTTTTACCTGCAAGTCTTTACCAGACCTTAGGAATACTTTATATTCATCTCCGACTCTGTAAGTATCAGACATCCTTATAGATGTGAAGCACTTGCAGTCTAATTTGTTGTTCCAATTATATGTAAAAACGATTTCTTTCATTTTGTCTGCCTCTGATTTCTTTTTTTGATTTTGTCTAATCTCTTTATAACTTTATCAGCATCAGCTTTTGACATGATCATATAAAGTTTTTGTAGTTTTGAATTCTGAACTTCCCAGACTGACATTCTATTCCTTCGGTCCGGCAATACTCCCAGGATAAAACTAAATGTTGCCTCAGGTGACCATTCAAAATCATACTTCGTTATTTTTATTATTGCCTTACGCTGTCCGACTGACATTACTTTGCTTTTGTCTTCTGATTTCAATTCCTTCAGCGTCCTTAATAGTTTGTCATAAATATTTTTTGCCTCATCAATAGTAAGCAGAGTAACAGAAGGCGCAGGTAACGGGAACATGGCAGTGTTAGGAGTCCGGGACAGAAACGCTTTGTCAATTTCATAACTCAGGACTGACTTATCACCGCAGATCTTAATGCTCAGAGCGTGAAGCTTAGCGTTTAGAAATGACCTGTAATCCGCATATCCCTTATATCCTTTATTAGTCTCCATTACTCTTTCCCCCTGTATTTATCTTTAAGCTCTTCCATCGCCCAGATTACTGCCATAGCCGCGCGGAAGACTCTGTCATACCAGCGTGCAGAAGTAAATTCATTAATGATCTGAGGCATGTCACTTTCTGATTCTCTCTTTAAAATTTGGACTTTAAATGAATACTGCATTATTCTACCTCCAGTAATTTTTTTAAATGATTATCGAAAAATGGTCTTGTAACTTTGAATACTACATCATAATGCAATTCCGGATTTGCCTGGTCACGAACTCTAAATGTCAGCTCTACACGCCCCCGAGTTTCAGAAGCATCAAGTAAACTTAAGCCGGTGATCGAAGTTGCCTGTGATATATTTGCGTAATGACGGATCAGAGAATTTAGTACTATCGTTACTTTATGCTGCTCCATTTACTTTTCTCCTTTTTGAGTTTGCCGTTTCAAAAATCACTTTTAAATAAGTATCGAAAAAATTTTCTTCTAACGTCCAGATCACGCTGTCTACCGGCTGCCGGTAATAAAACATGATCACAATATTACCGAGATGGTGCTGAGTTTCATAGTTAGAACAATAATCCAGATCTTCCAATATTCTTCTTAACAAACTAAACGGTCTCATCCTCAGCCACCCTCCCTTCCTGCATTTCCCTTTTCCGCTTAATGTTTCCTCCGTCTCTCGGCAGCAGGTTATTCTTCGCCGGCTTCCCGTAATATTTCGCGGCGCTCCATAATTCTTTTTTGCATTTCTGCCAGCATCCGCTCCAGTCTGCCGTCTTAGTGAAATAACTGATCTCACCGTCCATCTTTACACGCATATAAGCGTCGAATTTATATATGTATATTCGCCCGATTTTAAGCAT